AACGCAAAGTTAGTTAATACATCTATTACAGCAGCAGGTGGATCTGTTTCATTAGGTGGAAGTGTAACTTTTAATAATCAATTTGTAGATTGGCAATCAGTTGTCACATCTGATGGTAGTACAGTAACAACAATGGAATCAGGTAAAGGTTATTTCATAGATAATACAAGCGCTGCTGGTATAGTCAAATTACCAGCATCAGCAAGTATAGGCGACTATGTATCAATTAAAGATTACGCTGGAAACTTTGGTACTAATAATCTTACTATACAAAGAAATAGTCATAATATACAAGGTAACTCTAATAATAGTGTAATATCAACTAATCGTGCTAGTGTTGTATTAGTATATGTTGACTCAACAAAAGGTTGGTTATATTGGGAAGAAAGTAATGTTGCTGATTTACAATTAAATACTCGTGTTGCTGCTACAGGTGGTACAGTTGCAACCTCAGGCGATTTTAAAATTCATTCATTTACAGGCGATGGTACTTTTTGTGTAAGTGCAGGTGCTGGTCCATTTGCAGTTGTAGATTATCTAGTTATTGCTGGTGGAGGTGGAGGAGGATATGCAGGTCCTGGAGGAATTTATGGAGGAGGTGGTGCCGGTGGTTATAGAGAATCACATAACTCTTGTACATCTGGACCATACACAGCTTCTCCTTTAGCAACTCCAACATCATTGCCTGTTTCAGTTCAAGGTTATCCTATTACTGTAGGAGCAGGGGGAACTAATGCGGTAGGTCCTTGTGGAACGGGTTCAAAAGGTTCAGATTCAATTTTTTCAACAATCACATCTGCTGGTGGAGGAGCATCAATAAGTTCAGCTTCTGATAATGCCCCATTAAGAAATGGTGGTTCAGGTGGAGGCGGTGTTACTCCTGGAGGAGGTTCTGCTCAACCAGTTGCATCAGGTAATACACCTCCTGTAAGTCCACCTCAAGGTAACAACGGAGGACCCTCAGCTCACCCTAGTCCATCACATAAATTTTATGCTGGTGCTGGAGGAGGAGGTGCTGGAGGTGCTGGTGGAGGATTAACAACTTCTTCTCCTTGTCAAACAAGTGCTGGAGTTGGTGGAGCCGGAACAACATCAAATATTACAGGATCACCTGTGGTAAGAGCCTCAGGCGGCGGTGGTTCAGGATTTCCTCAATTCGCAAAAACATCAGGTGTCGCAGGACACATCATTGTACCAAGTGCCACACCAGGTGGTGGTGGAGCTGGTGGTGTTAGTAATAACGCCTCTGGTGGTTCAGGTTCTGTACACGGAACAGCGGGAACAGCTAACACAGGTGGAGGAGGAGGTGGTAACGCTGGACCAGGTGGAGCAAATGGAACTGGTGGTAAAGGAATTGTTATAATACGATATAAATTTCAATAGGGAAACATTATAAATAGTATAAAAGAGAATTAAAATGGCAATAGATAAAATAGGTTCAGCAGCGATAACAGATTGTACGGTAGTTGCCGCAGATATAGCGCCAGGTACAGTTACTAACGCAAAACTAGCGGGTAGTATCGCTAACGCAAAACTAGCAAATTCAAGTGTTACAATCAATGGCACATCAATATCTTTAGGTGCATCAGGTTCAATACCTGCAGTATCTTGGCAATCAGTAGTAGTATCAGATGGATCAACAGTAACAACTATGGTCGCTGGTAGAGGATATTTCATAGATAATACAAGTGCCGCTGGTCTAGTATCATTACCATCATCAGCGAGTGCTGGTGATACAATTGCGATTAAAGATTACGCAGGTAATTTTGGTACAAACGCATTAACTATTCAAAGAAACTCACATAAAATTCAAGGTAACGCTAATGATTCTCAAATAAAAACAAATAGAGCAAGTGTCACATTAGTTTATGTCGATGCCACAAAAGGTTGGTTATATGCCAACGAATCAAATGTTGCTGATTTACAACAAGTGGAGTTTGTCGCAGCAACAGGAGGTACAGTTGCTACTTCAGGAAATTTCAAAATTCATTCATTTACAGGTGATGGTTGTTTTGTAGTATCTAATGCTGGTAATTCAGCAGGTTCTAATACTGTAGATTATCTAGTTGTCGCTGGTGGAGGCGGAGGCGGTGGAGGTCTCGGTGGAGGTGGGGGTGCTGGAGGTCATAGAGAATCCTCAGGCGCTGCTTCAGGTTGTTACACAGTTAGTCCGTTAGGCGCTTGTGTTGCGGCTTTATCTGTTACGGCAACAACATTTCCAATCACAGTAGGCGCTGGTGGAGCAGGAAGATGTTCTCCAAATGGAACTGGAGTGTCTGGTTCAAATTCGGTATTTTCAACGATAACATCTGCAGGTGGTGGTGGAGGAGGAACAGTATCAACACCTCCTGTAAACGCAGGTGCATCAGGAGGATCAGGTGGTGGTGGAGCAGGACAAAACCCAGGACCTAATCCAGGCGCAGGTAATACACCTCCTGTTAGTCCACCTCAAGGGACTAATGGTGGAATAGGTGATCCGGCACCAGGTTATTTTGGTGGTGGAGGTGGTGGAGCAATCGATGCAGGTTCTCCAGGAACAACTCCAAGTATTCCAGGAAAAGGTGGCGATGGCGCAACAAATCATATCACAGGATCTCCTGTCACAAGAGCTGGTGGAGGATCTGGTGGTGGAGACGGATGTGGACAACCAGGTGGACCTGGTGGTGGTGGAAAAGCAGGAAATTTCTCTGCAGGAAATGGTTCAGCAGCAACTGCAAATACTGGTGGTGGTGGAGGCGCTGGTTCAGGTGGTGGACCAACAGGTGGAGACGGTGCCGCTGGTGGTAAAGGTATTGTGATTATAAGATACAAATTTCAATAGTTTTAAAACTGTTATATATATTATAGTGAAAAGAGGAATATAAAATGAATTTGGCAAACTATTATTATTACTTTCAATCTGCATTACCTCCTAGGTTATGTGATGACATAATTAGATATGGTACAGCCCATAAAACAGAAACGGCTATCACAGGTGGTGTTGATAGAGACGATGGATCAAGTCGAAAAGCTGATGGTAGTCTAAAAAAATCAGTAATCAATAACATACAAAAGAAAAGAAAATCTGATATTGTTTGGTTAAACGATAGGTGGATTTATAAAGAAATACACCCTTACATACATCAAGCAAATAAAGCAGCAAATTGGAATTTTCAATGGGACTGGTCAGAGTCTTGTCAATTTACAAAATATAGTGAAGGACAATTCTATGGTTGGCATTGTGATAGTTGGATAAGACCTTATAAAAGAAAACAAAATGATGATGGAACTTGGCCAGAAGATCATGGTAAGATAAGAAAGCTATCTGTCACTGTCTCTTTAAATGACCCATCTGAATATGATGGTGGAAATTTAGAATTTGATTTTAGAAACGACTTTGATTTTGATAGAAATAGAAAAAATCATATCAAAGAGTGTACAGAAATTAGACCAAGAGGAAGTATCATAGTATTTCCAAGTTTTGTGTGGCATAGAGTAAATCCTGTAACTAGAGGAACAAGATATTCATTAGTAATGTGGAATTTAGGACGGCCTTTTAAATAATGTATATATATGTGAAATGGAGTAAAAAATGGCAGTAACAACTAACAAAGAAATAATGAATACAGAGTGGTATTTCTCAACACCAATCTATTCAATAATGAAACCTGAATGGTTACAAACAGCAATTAAATCAACAGATAAATTTATAGATGAGGCTTATAAAAGAGAAAAGCCTAAATTAAAAGAACGAAAAAAGTTTTTAGGTAATAAAGATTATCTAAAAGTAAAAGATCACGGAATGAGTTACCACTCAACACCCTTAAATGGTGATTCGGGTTTAAAAGAATTAGAACAATATGTTGGCGCAACTTCACTTAACTTAATGGAAGAGTGGGGTTATGATATGGAAAAATATACCATGTTCTTTACAGAGTTTTGGGTCCAAGAGTTTTCTAAAAATGGTGGTGGACATCATAGTACACACGTTCATTGGGATAATCATATATCAGGTTTTTACTTTTTAAAATGTTCAGATAAGTCTTCTTTTCCTATTATGCATGATCCAAGAGCAGGTGCGATGATGACAAAATTACCACAAAAAGATGGTAGTAAAATATCGTCTATGTCAGATAAGATACACTATAAACCTAGACCTGGTATGTTAGTATTTTTTCCTGGTTACGTACCACATGAATTTGCTGTTGATGATGGTATAGATGACTTTAGATTTATACATTTTAATTTACAAGCAGTTAGAAATGATATTGTAAATACAGCAAAAGGAATAAAGTAATGTCAAAAGATAGATTTAAAAAAAATCATTTTTTAGTAATCAAAGAGGCAGTTGATCCTAAGGTTGCTAATTTTGTTTACAATTATTTTATGATGAAAAGACAAGTTACAAAAACTTTTTTTGATTTTAAATATATTAATCCGTTTTCAGATGAGTGGGGCAATTGGGGTGATAGTCAAGTTCCTAATACATATTCTCATTATGCAGATGTTGCGATGGAAACTTTGTTACTTGCTGTTCAACCAAAAATGGAAAAACTCACAGGTATGAAATTAAATCCCACTTATTCATATGCACGTATCTATAAAATGGGTGATGTATTA